TTGGATCCTAAATCTGTACCACAAGCAATACTTATTATTGCTGGATATCAATACAAGGCTGCCTTTGTAGCAGACCATGAGATCAATGTAATCGCTTGTTTGACCGAGATTATGGCTAATTGTAAGTTTAAATAACTGGATGTATAAATACGATCAAGAATGAATATATCATTTACAACATTAAAGATAAAGGTAAGAAAAAAGAAGTGGCAAGAAGAACAATTTTTAGGAAATTTATAGTAAAATTAAGAATGTGGTATGCAGATATCAGAGGACATCATGGAAAACGTTGGGACTATGAGCCGGGTGATCACTATATGGGCAGAAACAGATTTAGAAAGTAGCCCTTTTAGCTCAGCTGGTAGAGCAACTGATTTGTAATCAGTAGGTCGTCTGTTCGACTCGGACAAAGGGCACCAGATTTATATTATGTACGAATTAAAAGACTATTTAAAAGCAATAAACGAATCAAAAGAGAACCTTTTGAACTCCACCGATACGGCCTGGACTAAAAAATACCCTCCATACATCATAAATAAGTGTTTATCCATGTTCTATGACACACTAGCACATGCTAATGAAATGAATGGTTATCACTTCTTGGACAAAGATATACAGTTTACTTTTTTACTAAATAGTATCAGACCAAAGAAACGTTTTGGTGGCCGATGGCTTAAGCAAACAAAACTAAATGACTTGGAATATGTTAAAGAGTATTATGGCTATAGTAATGAAAAAGCAAAGCAAGCCCTATCTATACTCACAAAAGAACAAATTAATAAGATTAAAGAAGCCACATACAAAGGCGGGAGAACTAAATGAATGAAGAAGTTAAGTGGTTGCAAGATAGCATGTTAGAAGTAATGTTAACTCAACCAGATGATTTTTTAAAGGTCAGAGAAACACTTACTAGAATAGGTGTCGCAAGTAGAAAAGATAAAACATTATTTCAATCTTGTCATATTCTACATAAACAAGGAAAATATTACATAGTACATTTTAAAGAGTTGTTTGCTTTAGACGGCAAGAAAGCAACTCTAATCAATAACGATATTCAACGTAGAAATACTATTGCTATATTATTACAAGACTGGAATTTAATAGATATTGTTGACAAAGAAACAGCAAAATCAAACAAGGCACCATTATCACAAATTAAAGTATTACCATTTAAAGAGAAAAAAGAGTGGATATTATCTGCTAAATATAATATAGGTAAGAAAATAGTTAAGGAAGATAATGCAGATACCAAAGTTTAAAGACTATATAACAGAGAACAAACAGACACGTAAGGATAAAGCAATGACAGTTGCTATCCTAACTATAAACGATTCAGATAAACCTAACAAGGATTCAACTGTTGAACTTATAGAAAAAGCTTGTATCAAACAAAAGATTAAATGTATTATAGTCAATACAAAAACAACCATTATCACAGGTAAAGATGAAGATAAGAACACCCTAACGGTGTTTAACTACGATGGTAAGAATGGTGAACATACTTTCGTAGGTAAAGATACTGCCTGTATAACAAGAGGTGGTGCAGTGGAAGACGAAGCTGGACTATCTTTAATATCTGCCTTTCAAAATTCACAATCATTTATGATGAACACAAGAGCTTCTATGCTTACTTGTGATAACAAACTAACATCAGCTTTACTATTTGAAAAGCATGGTATACCTACACCAAGAACAGCATTTATATCTAACGAGAAAAACATTAAAACTGGACTAGATTTAATTGGTGGTAAGTTTCCACTTATATTAAAAACACTAACAGGTACACAAGGTGTTGGTGTAGTTAAGATAGAAAGTTATGAGGGCCTAGTTGCCACTGTACAAGCGATGTGGAAATTAGGTGCTGAACTTTTGATACAAGAATTTATGCCTACAAAATTTGATGTAAGAACTTTTGTAGTAGATAATAAAGTTATTGCAAGTACAAAAAGAGTACATAGTAGTTATGACTTTAGATCAAACACCCACAGAGGTGCTGAGGCAATGCCTTATATTTTAAACGATGAAGAACACGAATTAGCTTTAAAGGCTTCAAGAGCTTCTAAAGCATATATGGTTGGAGTTGATCATATAGTATTTAAAAATAAACCATATATTTTAGAAATCAATGGTAGTCCAGGATCAGGTGCTGACTATCAAGGTTATCAATACAAAGATTACTATTCAGACCCAGAACCATCTGGTAGAATAGACGGAGAAAAAATGATGGAGTATCTAGTAGACTATATTTCAGATAGAACTAATTGGGATAGACAATCAATTTTAGAATGTGGTTGGTTAGAAACGGTAGAACTAGAAGACGGTATGAAAGTTAGAGCAAAATTAGATACAGGTAACGGTGCCAAAGCATGTGCTTTACACGCCGATGATATTTTAAGTAAAGATAAAATTGTTAAATGGAAATATAATGGTAAAACTTATAGTAAACCAAGACACGGTATAAGTAAAGTATTCAGAGCAAATGCTGAAGGAGAAGAACCATCTGAAACAAGACCAACGATTCTTATGGATATTACATTTAATGGTTTCACATATAAAGATGTTGAAGTAGGATTAGACAATAGACCAAGAGCACATTCAGACTTACTTATCAATAGAGAATTAATGAGACAAATGAACGTTAGTGTTAACCCTAATAGAACATTTGTATTAAGTAAAAGACTAAAACCGGTTGACAAAGACTACGACAAAGACGAAGAATAACGCTTGCCTTTTGATAGGTAATCGTATATAATTAACAACATAGGAGATATTATGGAAGAAGTGAAAATATTAAGACTATCTACAGGCGAAGATGTAATTGCCAAGGTAGGAGAAAACGATCAAGGCATAAGTTTAAAAAATCCATTCGTGATTATACCTCAACAAAGAGGACCAGGACAACCAATACAATTAATGATGTCACTGTACAATGCCTTTGGTAAAAAAGATACGGTAACTGTTAGTAAAGACAAAGTTGTTTTTATGACAGAACCAAAAGATGAGATAAGATCATCTTACGAGCAAAACACAAGCTCAATCATAACAAAAAATAGTAAACTTATAACAGAAGCTACGTGATAACGGTAAATTTTATTAGGACAAATAACGAAAAAGTCCAAGTAAAAGTACCTGTTGGTTGGACAGTAATGGAGGCGGCTAAAGAAGCATGTCTAGATGAAATTCCTGCTAGTTGTGGTGGTTGTTGTGCTTGTGGTACTTGTCACGTATATGTAAACAATGCCTGGATTGCCAAATTAGGTGAAATAGATTATAATAGTACTGAACAATGTATGTTAGAATACGAATCTTCATACAAGAAAGGCAGTAGCAGATTGAGTTGTCAAATACCATTAACAGAGGAACTTGACGGCATAACTTTACATTTACTTGATGATGAACTTTTATAAATCAGTTATAGAACACAAAGGTAAACTTCTTGTTAGAGGTATACATGATGGCAAAGACTATAAAGAAAAGATAGACTTTGGCCCTACTCTATATTCTTTAACACAAAAAGATAGTAAGTTTAAAACATTAGATAATAGAAATCTAAATCCTATAAAATTTAAAAACATCAATGACGCTAGAAGATTTAGACGTGATGTTGCAACTCAAAACTCTCCGATATATGGTCTAGAAAGATTTCATTATCAATACATCAACGAACAATTTCCAGAAAACATCAAGTGGGATAAAAAGTTTATTAAAATATTCACAATAGATATTGAGACTACAGTAACAGATGGTTTTCCAGATGTAGAAAACCCTACCGAAGAAATCATTTGTATCACTGTTAAGAATCAAACTAACAAACAAATTTTAACGTGGGCTGCTGGAGATTACAAGACAGATAGAACTGATATTACTTTTATTAAATGTAAAAACGAAAACGTTTTACTCATGGAGTTTATGAAGTTTTGGCTTAAGAATTATCCAGATGTTGTCACTGGTTGGAATACTAAATTCTTTGACTTACCTTATTTGATGAATAGAATTAAAATGATTGCAGGTGAAAAGGTTGCAAACAAGATGTCGCCATGGGGTATGGTTGAAAGACAAGAGATTATGGTAAGAGGTAGACCACAAACAACATATACTTTAAAAGGTACAGTGATGTTAGATTACCTTGATCTGTATAGATGGTTTATACCTACTAGACAAGAGAGTTATAAACTAGATTATATTGGTGAAGTAGAACTTGGTCAAAACAAAAATGAAAACCCTTATGCCACTTTCAGAGAATTTTATGAGAAAGACTTTCAAAAATTTATTGATTATAACATACAAGACGTTGAAATTGTTGACGCATTAGAAGATAAACTTGGTTTAATTGAGTTAGCATTAACTGTTGCTTATGAATCTAAAGTAAACTATGATGATATATTTTCACAAGTAAGAGTGTGGGATACTTTGATTGCTAATCATCTATTGGCAAAAAACATATGTATACCACCAAGAGAAGAACATAGTAAAGATACAAAATATGAAGGCGCTTATGTAAAAGACCCTACAGTTGGCCAGCACAAGTGGGTATGTTCTTTTGATATTAACTCACTATATCCACATATCATTATACAATATAATATTTCTCCTGAAAAGATAATAGGTCAGGATAATTCTGGTATTTCTGTAAACAAAATGTTAAAACGTAATTTAGATTTATCTCATTTAAAAAATGAAAATGCCTGTGTTACACCTAACGGCGCAAAGTTTAAAAATGATAGTCAAGGTTTCCTACCTGAAATGATGGAAACAATGTACAATGAACGTGTGATCTATAAGAAAAGAATGATCAAGGCTAAAAAAGAATACGAGAAAACAAAAGAACCACATTTACTAAAAGAAATTGCAAGATGTCATAACATTCAATGGGCAAGAAAGATTGCTTTGAACTCAGCCTATGGTGCAGTTGGTAATCAATACTTTAGATTTTATGATGTAAGACAAGCAAGTGCTATTACAACAGCAGGTCAATTCATTATTAGATTCATTGAAGAAAAGGTCAATGGTTATA